TTGATTTCCGCAAGGATTTCAGAAGATAGGATGTTAGCAAGTTCTGTTTCAGCGTCTAAACCGTGGATTGCTTTTAAGTCTTGAGCAAGTTCCATAGTGTATTCAGCTTTAAGAGCTCTTGATTTTGCAGTAACCGTAACTTTATCGATTGAGAAAGCCATTTCAGCAAACTCATCAGATCCGTCACCAAGTGTTTCTGCTTGTGCAGTTGACATACCGTCACCAGTAGTGTAAGTACCAGCGGGTGAGTCATTAAGTACACTCGGGTTAGTTCCTGCTTGTACAGAAGTTGAACCTGTGTCAGACGCAGCATCTCTAGATGAGAAGTCTGAATCAGCTTCGTTGAATAATGCCTCAGCACCTGCTTGTGAACCAAATCTTGATTTCATAGCGAAAATCAAACCAGTTGGACCAGTCATAGGTTGAACACCGCAAACATCATATGCGATTAAGTTAGGCATTGCTCTTCTAACAAGTGATATTAAAACAGGATCCCAATTGTCAACAGATGAACCAGTTGCGTTAGTTGGTGCAGCTTCTGACATAAATGATCTGTCTTCTCTAACTGCTTTTTCTTGGTTTTCCAAGATAACAGTTGTCACAGCTCTTTTGTATGCGTCACCGATTTTTGGTAAATCAGGATGCTCCAATACTGGCTGCCATTTGTCTTGTAATGTTTCAGTAAGATACATTTTTATCTCTCCTAAGTTTAATTAATTAAATCTTTACAGATTTAAGGTTTTTAGTAATAGCGGCTGTATATGCAGCCATAGCATCGGTATTGCTCTCAATCGGAGCGTTTGCCGCAACTGAATCAACTTCATCTTTCGAAGCAGTTTCTTCAATTTTAGATTTAGGGAAATAAGATTCTTTAATAGTTTCTAGTTTCTCTCTAAACTTGTCAGCACTATCATACTCAACGTTTTCAGCCATCTTCTCGAATTTTTCTTTTTCTGTATCAGCTAAATCTGAAGCAACTTCGTTAATCGCTTTTGACTTTGCAGATGAAGAAACTTCTTTTGATAAATCAACATTTTTTGCAATCTGTTCATTTAACTTATCTTCAAGTTTTTTATTCTGATTAGTTAAGTCGTCTAGTACATTGTATTTTTCTTCTGGAACATCAATATAATGTTCTTTGAATAAGTCTTTAAGACCAGTAATGAAGTCCTCAGCAATTTCAGTTCTAATTCCTCTTTCAACTGCTAATTCATTTTCTTTCATCCATTCTTCAACAACATAGTTTAGGTATGAGTCAACTTTTTCGACCATAGCTTCTTTTACTGTTTCAGTTTCAGCTGAAAGTTTTTCTTCGTACTGTGCCTCAAGGATTTTAGTTTGTTCTTGGATTCTTGTCTTAACAGCAGCTTCAAAAATTGTCGCAGCTTTATCTTTGAATTCTTCAGATAAATCAGCGTCACTTGAAACTAATGCCTTAACATCAGCAGATAAATCGATCTCAACTTCTTTAGTTTCTTCCTCAGCAACAACTTCTTGATCTTCTGTTGCTTCGATTTCCACTTCTTCTTCTTTCATAGAAGTTGGTTTCATGTCGCCTTTTCCAGCAGGGTTACTGCCGTCTTTAGCGCTTTTAAGTGCTGGATCCGAAGTATTTTGTTTTGCCTTTGAAGCAGCGTCTGGATTCTTGTCAGTTGGTTTTACAACTGGAGCACCCATATCAACTGCGTCATTTTTAAGGTGAGTAGCTTCGCCAGGGGCAGCGTCTTTTACAGCCGCATTAACTTCCTCTAACTTTTCTACTTCTTTTGTAGTTTCTGACATTCGGTCTCTCCTTGATTATTAGTAATTTAAATTTATAAATTTAAGTTATTATTATTTATATAATTTATTATCTTAAACTCTACGAAACGTTTTAAAGTTGCGTAGGTTATTTAAGTTTAGATAAAAAATCGTTAAAAATAGAGGCTTTCGTTTCTGCCAATTCAGCTCGTTTCGTATTCTCTATTTGTTGTTTGTATCTTTCAACTTCCATACTTTTCAGTACGCCGTTGTCCCATACCCACTCTTTGCCTTCCATAATACCTTCTACGAAAGCATCGGGCGCTGATGGGTCTGCAACTATATCAGCCGCAGTAGCAAGATAGAAATCTTTACCGACAGTACTGCCTTGTATTGATCCCATACCTCTTGATGATACACCTAGTTGAGCACCTTCGTCAATTAAATTTTTAACGATTTTACCATATGGCGTATCCATTATCTTAGCCTCACCTATGAAGTTTTTACCTTCTGGTTTTAGACTAGTAATCATGTGTGAAACTCTTTCTAGGTTAACTGTTGGTCCGTCAGGATGTCCAAGTTCACCGAAAGCACGTTTCTTGTTTATAAATTGTTCGTTGTATCTAGCAACTTCTTTAGCAAGAGTCTGTACAGGATAAACACGACCATTACGGTTCTTAATATCCGCTTGCATAAAGACACCTCTTATCTTGTATGCTTTGCCACCGTTAGAGGTTGCTTCTGTCAATACTTCGATATCTTCTATTGTTTCTGTTATTAGTTTCATGTTTTCTCCACCTTCTCTTTAATTCCTTGTTTACCTTACTTCAATGATGATAGTATAGTTATCACCTGCAACAAATCCTTTTGTTGAAAATAATATATCACCAGCAGGACTTGTGTTTGCTGTTAGTGTTGCATTGTTCGGAATACTATTTCCTGCCACATTGTAATCGTGAAAACCACGACCAGAAAAGAATCCTATTGTTGCGTCAGCAGCACTTGTGCCGCTTCCTGCCCACAATATTTCAACACCAGATTTACCATTTGTAGTATTGATTGCCCAATATATTTTTGCAATTGTTCTATTAGCGTCTTCGGTCATGAAAGTCAAAGCACTTGCATCCATTTTAGTTACAAGTGTTTCACCTGATCCATCACTTATGTTTGTAAACTTCATCACGGTTTTTGTACCAGATGTATCTACTATCGTTTGACTTGTTACTACGTCAGCCATTAGTTATTTCTCCTAAATTCTGTCACTAACAAATAACTTTCTACATTTGAGTCAGTTGTTAATAATATTTGTTTATCGTTACCAAACTTTAATTGATCAGGTCGTAATCCGTACTTACCTTTACCAGTCAAAGTTAAATCGTTTTCTTCACTAGAAGCACTTAATGTTAATGTACCTGTGCCCTCTATTAAATAAAAACATTCTATTAAACTTACTAATGATTCATTATTACCACTTGTAAGTTTTTCAGCGTCAACTACTATTTGATCGATTTCACTTCCAATACCTTTTAATTGAACAATGTATTTAGAAGTGGAATCCACAACTTTTGTATTCGCAATCGTCATAAGAATTACGCTGTAAATGATTCGTCTTTTCTTAATTCGATAATAACACTACCAGAAGTTCCTAATGCAGTCAACTCTAGGTCGCCTGAAGTTGCACCAGTATTTGTAGCGTTATTTGTAATTTTACCAGCAGTACCATCATAGTGACCTGTGCCTGCAAGTTGAATTGCGATAGTATCCGATGAAGCACCTTTAAATTGTATCTGTACATGACCTGTATTATCGTCAGCAGTACCTTGTACTAAAGACCACCATATTCTAGTGATATCTAATTTTGCACCGTTAGCATGTCCAGACAATCCACTTGCGTCTAGTATGTTTGAGTTAGCAGTAGTGTTATCATCCATGTTTACTAGAACAGTAACTTTACCACCTGACGCACCACCACCAGTTTCTACTACCGTATCTTTGAGTGTTCTTGTTGCAATTGCCATTTTTTATTTCCTTTAACTTAATATTTCGTTGTCAAAGTAATCTTCTATAGCAGACACTTTAACGTTTCTTTTTTTTGCTACTTGTTTGATAATACCATCAACTTTACTTATGATCTCACCTTTGGTATTACCTAACATAGTAAATACATCTTTAACCGCCTGTTTTTCTGCAGGAGATAATTTCTTAAACTCCGCAGTTTCTTTAGGACTGTCTTCCTTCATCTCTACTAGAGATGATTTAAACTTCTGGAACGACAGCTGGTTCAACATCTTCTCCACCTTGATCTATCTCAACTTCATCAGCAACAGGTTCTTCAACAGGTGATTCTTGTCCTGGTGTAACAACACTACTTGCACCAGCGTCTAATCCACTAGCGTCTTTTATTGCTTCTTGATCTTGAGCACTATTTAACCAGTCCGTAGCAACTGTTTGTCTTTTATCATCAAGTGCTTGTCCTATTTTATCAGACAAAGCATTCTTAAATGCGTCTTGAGCTTTGATGTTATCTCCACCTGCAAGTGAATTGACCATATCTTTTACATTATCATTTGGCATAATTATTCATCTCCTATATTATTTATATCAGTATTATTATCATCTCCGTTCATGTCTTGTCCTTCAGGAGAAGCAATAATACCTTGTTTTATTTCAGCAGCGATTTGATTATCAATATCAATTATATCCTCATCACTTTGTCTTAACACTTTTTTTCTTATAAAGTCTACCGAGTAGTACTTACCAATATACGGACTTACTTCTTGAGCAAGACTTAATCTTTCTCTCATTATTTCCGCTTCTTTTAACTCAGCAAAATATCCATCTTTTAAGAAATCATATTGAATATGATTATGAATTCTCTGCCAGTCCTCAATTGTTATAATACCTTTTAAAATCAATTGTGATTTTAACATATCACTAAAGACAAACGTAAATCTTTTTCTTAATCTTTGAATGAATTTAGTAAACTTCAACTCATCTCTAGTTATCTCAGCAGCCTTACCAAGATTGAAACCTGCTTCTGATTCCATTCTTGAAATTGGTACATTCAATGCCTTGTAAAGTTTCTTTTGAAAGTACTGAACATCTGTAATTTCACCTAGATTTTGTCCACCAGGTAATGTAGATACTTCAGTTCCTTTTGCACCCTCTCTACGAGGTAGCCAAAAGTCTTCAAGCATTGACATATGTTTTCTGTCATCTCTTATCTCAC